ATTTCGCACGTTGGGAAGCACATGCTAAAACCTGCGACATGTACACTCTAAAATATGTTATTAAGGACTGCTATTCTGCCGCCGAAAATATGAAAGGGTGGAACCCAATTCGTGAGGGTTTCTATCTTGATCAGGCAGCAACGTATGGCATGGAGTTTACACGTAAGAATCGGGAATTGCCTGCAGGTTTGTGTCATCGAATCTGAGGTGTGACAATCACCAAACCGTCCACAACCGCTTGATCTCCTCCCTAAAACGACCTACTATAGGTTCATCGGGGGGAGGAAACAAACCCCGCACACATTACGTCACTTCTCACAATGCGTAAGATCGAATCTCTGATGATTGCCGCCATTTCCAACAACGAGAACTGGCAGTCTGCTAACACCGCTGTAACCTACTGTGAGGAAACTGGCGAGTCTAAGGTTTACCTCCATGGCAATCACATTGCCACTGTGGGTGAAGATTTCGTACAAATCTTCGATGGTGGGTATCAGTCAAAGACCACTAAGTCTAGACTGAATGCTATTCTCTCTGAGCACGCAATCGAGGGTGAGTATGTATTTCAACGCAACTTTAAGTGGTTCGTTCATAAGTTCATCGGACAGGCAGGAACTTCTAAGGTTTATAACACCTTCGAGTTTAACGGTGAGTTTATGTTCGCCTGATAACTAATGAGAATGGGATGCGCTCTAAAGACACCCAAACCGTACACTTTGATTTCTTATTTCACAATGAACTTCGCTATCTCCAACAGCACCGCAATCGAGAACATCGCTCTGGAAGATAACACCGCCACCCTCACTTTTACTGGCGGTCGTGCTTATGATTACACGGTGACCGATGTCACCAACTTCGTAACTTCGCTCAGCAAGGTGATCGAAGCAGGGGAAAGTGTTGGCAAGTTCGTCAACATCGCGATCAAGAATGAGACCCTGCAGCGTATCGCTGCCTGAGTGTAATCGTGGGGGCATTCGTTATACACAGTGCCCCCACTTATTTCGTTATTCTTTATAGCACGAATAACCGATTTATTCGTTATTCGTAACAACAGCGATTACGACTTATTCGTTATTCGTAACAACAGTAAATGCGATTTGTGGGTTATTATAATAAGCGGGCGTACCGTATAAAAACGCTTAACTACCCTAACCTACAGAGGTGACAAAGCGCGAGAGTGATATAAGACTCTCAAAAAAAATCCGAGGGGTATAAGAGTAGTCTAAGAGGTTTTATCAGAGATGAAAAAACGGCGACCGTATTGGAACTTTTGGAAGGTTGTATTAGCAGGATGGATGATTAGGTATCCGAAAGTATTTCTTCGTATCTTAGGGATTCCGACAGGCATTGCATTAGTATGCATATATAAAGCGGTAACAAACTAAGAATGATTGAAAAAATCGGCGGTAAATTTTTATATGGATAAAGTTTATCACATATATGCAAAAGATAGATGTATTATTCATAATGTATCAGAGGAAGACTTTGATACAGTATGGAGGACTTTGAATACTCTGGTAGAGTTTTTAAATACGGAGTATAAATCAGAGGATCTAAGTTACTTAGAGTGTTTATCTAGTAGGGACAATACGATAAACGCATCGTATTGACAAGAGATAAATAAGACGTTAGAGTTTGATTTGAGGTTGATTATTCACTCATGGCAAAAGGATTCACAGTAAAAGCAAAAACCCCCACAGCGGGCGCACCAGTTGAGGACTGGGATTATGAAGCAATCAAAGAGAGGATGCGAGGCAAGAGCATTGTATTCTGTCTACCAGGAAGGGGATGTTCATTTACATTTCTAAAAGCATTTGTACAGTTAGCATTTGACTTAGTACAAAACGGAATGAGTATTCAGATTTCACAAGATTACTCATCGATGGTCAACTTTGCACGTTGTAAGTGTCTTGGTGCAAATGTACTACGTGGACCTGATCAGATTCCCTGGGATGGAAAACTACAGTATGATTATCAACTATGGATTGATAGTGACATTGTTTTCAACACTCAAAAGTTTTGGCAACTATGTGATCTAGCAGTACCAGCAGAAGGGGAAGAGAAAGAGATTGTTGCTGGTTGGTATTCTACAGAAGATGGTCGTACTACATCAGTAGCACATTGGTTAGAGGAGGATGATTTCCGTAGTAATGGTGGTGTCATGAATCATGAAATGGTTGATGGTATCAGCAAGCGTCGTAAGCCATTCACTGTTGATTATACAGGATTCGGATGGGTTATGATTAAGAATGGTGTATTTGAGCATGAGGATATGAAGTATCCATGGTTTGCACCTAAGATGCAAATTTTTGAGTCTGGTGCAGTACAAGACATGTGTGGAGAGGATGTGTCATTCTGTCTCGATGCTATTGAAGCAGGATTTGAAATCTGGTGTGATCCACGTATTCGTGTAGGACATGAAAAAACCCGAGTCATCTGATCCAAGGGTTACAATCTATTATGATGGAAAGATCCTTTATAAAGATTTAACTTACGATGAAACAACTGAGATGCTTGACGAAATGGCATCTCAGTTTTATGATAACAATGCATACGATCCAAACAAAATCGAACTGGAGATTAACTGATTATGGCAAAGCGACCTAGTTTTACTGGCGGGCAAAAGATTGAGTCCAAACCCAAATCTACCCTTCAGGGTCAAGGGAAGAACACAAAATATGCTGCCACATCTCGTAATAATGCTCGCAAACCTTATCGTGGTCAGGGCAAGTAATGAAAGTCTTTGATGAATACTCACAAATTCATCAAGATGACCTTTGGGTTTATAATAAACTTATTTTAAGTCGGAAACTTGGGTCCCTGTACCCAAATCCGACTTTTTTATTGTCAGATCATGTATGAATTTTATGTGTATGAGGCGCTTCGCTCGGTAAAATACATATAAAATCACGGAAAAGCTCTCTATAAGTAGAGATGAAACACCTAAAAATAGTAAATATAAGTATATGGAAGATCTAGATTATTTAAGAGAGGGATTTTAATAGATTGATACGGGATAGAAACCCCGTAAAAAGTTCTGTTAACCTAAACAGGAGTAAAAAAGATGGCTATCCATCCAGAACCAGACAGAAATGTAAGTTACATGAAAGAAATTTGGGGAACAACGAGCTTAATCACCGATTATTGGGCAGGTCGATCAAAGCCTAAAATGCTTCGTGAGATTGCAGAAGACGATATGACACCTAAAAAGCATGATTTTAAGGTGCAAAAAGAGGTTCATGAAAGAATTGGTAATGATGATGATTTGGAACATGGAACAGAACCTATATTTGGGTGATAAATAAACATAGTTTAAGTACTATTAAATGCCATTAGAACGGGTATCAGCGGGTTTTAAGGATATTAGTGCAAGTTTTCAGTTTAACCCACTGAATAGGGACCTTATTGCAATCAAAAATGAGACCGCAATATCCCGTTCTATTCGAAATATTGTAATGACTACCCCCGAAGAAAAACCATTTAATCCAAGATTTGGTTCTAGGGTATCAGAACTTTTATTTGATAACCTAGATTTTGCTACTGCAGCACTAATCAAGGATCAAATAACAAATTCTATTGAAAACTATGAACCAAGAGTAGAACTTGATACTGTTATTGTTACACCAGACTATGATAATAGCGAATTTAATATTACTATTAAGTATTTTATTATTGGTATAGATGCTTTACCACAACAACTATCGTTCGCACTGCAGCCTACTAGATAAATGGCAATAGTAAACTTCACAAATTTAGATTTTGATCAGATAAAAGCTACTATAACGCAATATCTAAGGTCAAACTCAAACTTCACAGATTATGATTTTGAAGGATCTAATCTGTCAACTATTGTTGATGCACTAGCATATAACAGTTACATATCGGCATATAATGCTAATATGATAACTAATGAAGTTTTTATTGACAGTGCTACCTTAAGAGAGAATGTAGTATCTCTGGCAAAGCATATTGGATACTTACCAAGATCTAGAAGCTGTCCTAAAGCTATTATATCATTTATTGTTAATCTAGCATCGGGTAACAGATCACCAACTTACTTGACGCTAAAATCTGGTATCATCTGCACAACCCAGGTTGGATTCAGTAAGCAAAACTATATTTTCTCTTTAAGAGATGATGTTGTTGCTCCTGTTATAAACGGGATTGCAGTTTTTAATAATATTGAGATTTTAGAAGGAAGTCTAGTCTCACAAACGTTTACTGTTAATAGTATTCTTCCAAATCAAAGATATATTTTAGATAATCCAAATATTGACACTAATACTATTAGGGCAGTCATAAGAAAAAGTGCTGAAAGTTCTGTTACTGAAGTTTTTAGTCTTTGTAAGGACTTTTGTGCTATTGGATCAGAATCTAAAGTATTTTTCCTACAAGAGATTGAAGACCAAAGATATGAGGTAATCTTTGGTGATGGAGTATTTGGTAGGAAACTGGAAGATAGTAATATTGTAGAACTTTCTTATATCGTTAGTGATGGTGGCGAAAATGCCAATAATATTGACACATTTAAATATGTTGGTAAGATTTATGATAACAATAACAGATTTGTAGATGCTGGAATTTCTTTAGTATCTTCTGATGGACCATCTCAAGGTGGTAGAAACGTTGAATCTATTGATTCCATTAAAAAGTTTGCACCTAGATTATATTCTGCTCAAGGTAGGGCAGTGACTTCATCAGATTATGAATCTATAGTCACTCAGATTTATCCAGAAGCAGAATCAGTTTCTGTATTTGGTGGTGAAGAGTTAGATCCACCACAATATGGTAAGGTTTTTATTACTATCAAACCATATGAGGGAGAAATCTTACCAATATCAGTCAAAAATAATATTAAAGATTCTTTAAGTAAGTATGGTGTTGCTGGTATTCGACCAGAAATCATTGACCTTAAATACCTCTATGTTGAATATGATAGTAGCGTTTACTATGATATCAATAAAGTTGGTAGTGCAAATAGATTAAAATCAAACATTGCAGAATCTATTGAAAAATATGCAAACTCTGTTGAGTTAAATAAGTATGGTGCTAGATTTAAATATAGTAAGTTTTTAAAGATTATTGATGATACTGATACATCTATCACATCAAATATAACAAAAATCTCCATGAGAAGAGACCTAAAAGCATCTATCAATGCTTTGGGTGAATATGAGATTTGTTTCGGTAATGGCATACATGTCAATAACTTTGATGGTTACAATATAAGGTCTTCTGGATTTAAAGTCTCTAACTACATTGATACCGTCTATATTACCGATATTCCCATGAGAGGGGGTATGGGTGAGATAATCTTGTTTAAGTTGAATGGAGGCGTTCCTGTAGTGCTAAGAAGAAACTATGGAAAGATAGACTATAAGAAGGGTGAGATTGTTCTATATCCAACCATTATTACCTCCACAGAAAAAATCAAGTTTAATACATCAATTATTGAAATCTCTGGATCTCCAGTTTCAAATGATGTGATTGGATTACAAGATTTGTATCTTCAGTTAGACACTACAAATAGTGTGTTAAATATGATTAGAGATTCAATATCTTCTGGAGAAGATACTTCGGGATCATCGTATATAACATCATCAAGCTACACAAACTCAACCAGCGGACAGTATATAAGAAACTAAAAATATGGAAAAAGTATCTCTCAATAGTCTTGTAGAAAATCTTGTTCCCGAATATGTTAGGGAAGAGTATCCCCTGCTTGTAGAGTTTTTAAAAGAATACTATATCTCACAAGAAACTTCTGGACAATCTCTAGATCTTATTCAAAATCTGGCAGATTATGTTAAGATTGATAGTTTGACAAACCTAGTAGATTCTTGCAATCTAACTGCTAACGTTTCTTACTACGAGAAGGATATCTTTGTAGATACTACTAGAGGATTTCCATCCTCACAAGGTCTTATCCAGATCAATGACGAGGTTATTTTTTATGATAAAGCAGTAGAAGATGAACCTATTGAGTTTGTTGGTAAGATTGATATTGGATTTAATGAGATTACCAGCACTGAAACTGAGGATACTACATCCACTATTGGTTGGTACGTAAGAGTTTATAACTTAGACGAATCCAAATTTATTGGTGAAGGACTTGTAACTGGCAACAATGATGGTAATAATATCAAAGTCAACTTTACACCAGTACCTTCTTCAGATATTGAAGGATATGAAGCTTCTGACCTATACATCTGTAAGATTAACAGATCCAAGTTTACGGGGTGTAGAAGGGGTTTCTCGGGGGTTACAGGACTAAAGGATAGTGTAACGTCGGATAAACTGATTTTCACATCTACAAAGGCATCTAAGCATAAGAATGGTGATGTTGTATCTAACTTAAATAATATCTTATTAAAAGAGTTTTTTAGAAAAATAAAAGTTCAGATTGCTCCTGGATTTGAAAATCAAGAGTTTTATGATGAAATTAATGAGTCAACTTTTGTAAAAAATATTAAAGACTTTTATAGATCTAAGGGTTCTGAATGTTCATTTGAACTATTATTCAAAGCACTATATGGAAAGCCAGTAGATATTGTTATTCCAAGTAACTATCTGATAGAACCTTCCAGCTCAAGATATTCTATCACAAAAAATCTTATTGTAGAACTTCTTGAAGGTGATCCAAACCATCTGCAAAATAGAACATTATATCAAGATACCCAGTTTAATATCCCAAATACAAGAGGTATTATTACAAAACTGGAAAAACTGCAGAAAGATAATAAAGATTTTTATCGTCTATACATTGATAGCTCCATTGAAGAAAACTATGATTCTACATATGGAAACTTTACTATTCATCCCAAAACTAAAAATACTGTAAAAATAGAGAGAAATCAATCATTTATTGATGTTGATTCAACCATTGGATTTCCTCTTAGCGGAACTTTAGTATTAAAAGATGACTTTAACATAGAATACCGTGTAGAATACACTTCCAAAACATCTACACAGTTTTTGGGATGCACTGGATTATCAAAAGATTTTGAAGAAAATATTGATATTAATCTAGATGCATATTCGTATGTTAATACTACATCTGGTCAAGTTAAGGTACGAGTAACAGGCGTTCTTGATAATGGTATTGAAACGACCATATTGCCATCTGTAAAAAATCTAAAAAAAGACGATTATCTGCCAATAAAAACACTTGGCGCTGAAATAAAAAATGATCCAAGATCTTCTTCTTGGATTTATAATATCCCTAAAACTTATGAAGTAAAATCTATTGAGTTGTTAGATAACACCGATTTTGCTTACAGAGTTTATTTTTACGAACAACATGATCTATCAGTCGGTCAGAATATTACTCTAGATCCAGTATCTAACAGTTCTGATGCTTATAATGGCACTGTTGTTGAATGGAACAACCAGTTTTCTGTTATTGTAAGAGGTAGTAGAGTATTCCTAAATGAAAATATTAAATATGATTTAAAGAAAAGACTAAACAAATCAAACTTTGATGGAATAATCAACTATCCAGCTGATGTTCAAAATACTTATTATGACAGAAAAACAGGTGATATTTATGTAAACTCACAATCTTTACCACTTTATAGACCATCTTTTGAAGTTGAAGAGTTAAACGTAAATAAAAGAATACGTGCATTTTCTGGTATCTTCAAAAATGAAGACACTTTAAATATTGGTAAACATGGGTTTATAACTGGAGATGCTGTAGTATACAAACCCAGAACTACTTCATATGTTCCAAGTTATACTCTTGATGCAAATGGTGTAAGAAGTTATAAGTTTATTAATAATGAAACTGGAACTTATGAGAATAATCCGACTTTGGTTTTAATCAGAGGTAAAAAGTATACCTTTAGAAATGTCATGAATCAACACCCATTCAGGATTCAGGTAGAGTCTAATGGGACAGTTAGTGACCAATACAATGATGGAATTAAAAATAATGATGTAAGTAATGGGGTATTAGTTTGGGAAGTCCAAGAAGATACCCCAGATGTTTTATATTATCAATGTTTGAACCACCAAGCAATGGGCGGTGTAATCAATATTATTGATGAAAATCAGCAAAAATCTTTGGATATTGATAAAGGAATATATTTTATTGAAAAAGTATCACCAACTCAGATCAAACTTTATAGAAGTAGAACAAATATACTTAAAGGTCAGTCAGTATCATTTAGTGGTGTCGTTATCCAAGATACTATTGAATCATATGATTATGTTTACAAAAATCTTGATAGTAGAAAGATAGAACCTCAAGATATCATCAGAAAAATAGTTCGTCATCCAGGAAATGAAAATTCTAATGATCAGTCATCAAAGATTACTAAATCGGGTACTATAGGTATTTGGAGAAATGGTATTGAACTGTTAAACTACAAATCTAAAGATTTTATTTCTTATGGTAAAATAAAATCCGTAGATGTTATTTCAAAAGGTTCTGGTTATGATGTAATCAATGTTCCTCAGTTAAGAATTAGTGATTCAAACGGTTCTGGATGTGTATCTAACATTTCAGTAAAAGGTTATTTAAGTAAAATCGACGTATTAGATAAGGGATTTGATTATATTGAAACTCCAGTGATAACAATATCTGGTGGTAATGGAACTGGAGCAAAAGCAGAAGTAGAACTTGAAAAATATGTTCATTTTTCATCTTTTAGTGCTTCTGAAGTGGATCTTGTTAATGATAGTATTGGTTTTTCTACTTATCACAAGTTTAAAAATGGAGAATCTATTCAATATGAAACTTTGGGTCAAGTAGCTATTGCTGGTTTATCGACATCTTCATATTATTTTGTGTCTATTGTTGATAGTTACAATGTAAAGTTACACAAATCTCAATCTGATGCTTTAAATAACAGAAATGCGATCAATCTGCATCAAGTTGGAACTGGAAAACACAATTTAAAGTCTACAAATAGAAAAAATAGAGTAAAAAGAGTAAATATTTCTCAATCTGGATATAGTTATGAGAAAAAATACAGATCTTGCTCATCATCTGGGATTAGTACATATAAAAATTTGATTGAAATCAAAGATCATGGATATAAAAGTGGAGAAATAGTCACTTATAATCCAAAAATTGCTCCAGTATCTGGACTTTCATCTGGAACAGACTATTATGTACTAAAAAATGACAATGATTCTTTCAGAATATGCAATATTTCAGGAATTTCAACACAAAAGGACATTTTTTATAAGCAGAAAAAGTATATTAACTTCGATGGATTTGTAGAAGGCGACCATACTTTCAAATATCAGGATATTGTAGTCACAATTGACGGAAGATCTTCATTAAGTCAGGAAGATCTCAATGTAGATACAAATGCTAAAATAAGACCCATTTTTAGTGGAGAAATTGATAGTGTTTTTATTGAAAATACTGGTGAAAAGTATGGATCTGAAGTTTCAAACTTTGTTTCTCAACCAAATATTGATATTTTACAGGGCAGAAATGCTAGATTAAAACCTATTATTAAAAATGGTGAGATTATTTCGGTAATAATCCAAGATCCAGGAAAAGAATATTATTCTACACCAGATATTTCTATTATTGGTAGTGGAGTTGGTGCAAACTTGATTCCAATCGTGAAAGATGGTTATATTTCTGATATTATAATCCAAAATCCTGGAATAGGATATAAATCTGAAGGTACTCAAGCACTTGTAGTCAATAGAGGACGATCTGCTAGTGTTTCTGCAAATATTCAGACTTGGAGAATAAATCTTGTCGAGAGATATGTTTCGACTGGATTGATTTCGCCAGAAGACTCTTTCTTATATGAAGGAAAAACAAAATCAAGAGGCATTCAATATGTTCATGCCTATGCACCAAGAAAACTTAGAGAGATTTCTCTTGCTAGTAGATTCTTGAATGGCGTTGAAGTTTTCAATCCAGATTTAGAACTTATTAATGGATCCGAATCAGTTTCTTTGTCACATTCACCAATTCTTGGATGGGCATATGACGGAAATCCAATCTATGGTCCCTATGGTTATTCATCACAGACTGGTGGTAGAATAGTCCAGATGACTTCAGGATATACATTAAGAACTGATCTAAACAAAGACAAAAATAGACCAAATCTAATAGATTTTCCAGCTGGATTCTTTATTGAAGATTATACGTTTACTGGAAATAGCACATTAGATGAACATAATGGAAGATATTGTGTTACTCCAGAGTATCCAAATGGTGTTTATGCATATTTCTGTACTATAAACACTCAAGTTGACGCAAATGGATTATTTAAATCTTATAGAAAACCCGTTTTCCCATATGTTATTGGAGATACATTTGTTTCTTCTCCTACAGAGTTTAACTTCAAATCAACATCAACTTTAGAATACTTTGATTTAAATACTTCAGATTTGATTAGAAATACTGCCCCATATAGTTTGCTGGCAAATACTATTGATTATCCATTTTTAAAATATGATAAAGCGTATAGAAATCAAAACGCAATCGTAAAATCTACAAAGTTTGGATCAGTAACTAGTGTTGGCATTGTTACTGGTGGTTATAACTATAAAGTTGGAGATAGAGTTGTATTTGATGGGCAAATTGACACCTTTAAAGCAAAAGGTAGGGTTAGTAAAGTAAAAGGAGTAGATATCGAATCTGTCAGTTTACTTCACAATGAATCGAAAACATGTAATATCATAAAAAATAGTAAACTATTTACTGCATTTACTGCAGACCCACATGGTTATACTACTGGGGAAAGTTTATCATTAACATTTAATAATGAGTTATTAACAACAACTGAAATAGATGTTAAGTATAACATAATAACATTAAAGCAAAATCTTGATATTCCTGCAGTAACTGGAGTTTCTACTCATATTTCTGTTGCAACTTTTTTTGATTCGATTTATCCAAATGATGTTTATCAAAATGGTATTGAAAAAATAAAGATTTTAAGAGTAGAACCTAACAAGTCTAGATTATTAGTTCAAAGAGAATATGATGGTTCTATTGGAACATCTCATCAAGCAGCTTCAGGATTTGTTGAAGTTCCAAGAAAGTTTACCTTTAGTCCACAAAATTCGTTTATAACAACAAGTTTTACAAACTCTCTAGAAAATCCATTATATTTTATCACCTCGGAAGATGTTGGACTGAATACAGTAACAATCAATATGAGTAATCATCCTCTTGTTACTGGAGATTTGTTGGAGTATTCGAATGAAGGTGGGACTTCTATAACTGTAGAAAATGAAAATGGAGCATTCTTACTTTCAGATGCTGAACAGATTTATGCTGTAAAAATAAATAGCAACTCGATTGGTTTGACAACCATATCTTCTGGAATTAGCACAAATCCACAACTATTAGTATTCACCAATGTTGTGCCAGAGATTCAGAGTTTAACACCAAGATATCCAAATATTTTAGAGTGTGATATTTCAGATGATAGGGTATTAGTTACTACAAGTACTCCACATGGTCTTTCTGTTGGAGATAGTTTTGATCTTCATGTAAAATCAGGTATTTCTACAACTTATAAAGTAGAGTATAACAAACAAAACAGAGCTGTTATCGTCGGAAGAAGAGATTTTGAGTCTTCTGATGTAAATACTTTAAAGAACTTCATTACAATTAGAAACCATAAGTATCAAAGTGGACAAAAAGTAGTATATCTATCATCCAATCCAGCAATATCTACTGGATTAGAACATGATAAGGCATATTATGTGTCTGCTATCACTCCCGATAGAATCAAGTTAGCAGAGCAGAAATACGATGCTCTCTTGGGTATAAACTCTGTAGATATTACAGCATCTCTTGCTGGGTCAATATTACCAATAAATCCACCACTAGAAGTTGTAAAATACTCAGATATTATCTTTGATCTTTCCGATTCTTCATTATCAATCGATGATGAAAGAGAAAAAGAAGCATTTGATTTTAGATTATATTGGGATCATATGTTAAACCATGAGTTCTATACAAGTGCAGAACAGCGTTCATTTGATCTCACGTATAACGGTTCTATGGGCATCTCAAGTGATGCAAAAGCAACTTTAAGAAATAGTTCAAATCTACCAAAAGAGATTTATTACAATCTAGTTCCAAAGAAGAGATTTGGAAATAATGTAGAAAATCTTGAACTTTATGTTTATGAAAATAGATCGGATGATGGATATATTAATAACTCGATTAACATTATTGATAGTAAGTTTTCCAATACATTTAAAATCAACTCAAAAACATCAAACACATTTACGGCACCTATGTTTGATGCCCCAGAAAGATATGAATATACTTCTGGTAGAGGGAATGCTCTAAACTATTTCATCAAATCTTCAGTTGTTGAAGGATCTATTGCTGAAGTTGAGATTCAGTCTAGAGGTGAAGGATATAAGAGTATCCCCAAAATAGATAAGATCGTTTCAGAAAATGGTAGCGGTGCCATTCTAAAAGTTGAAAGTGATAATATTGGTCTACCATTAAGTATCGAGTTTGACGATATTGGTTATGATTATTATTCTGATAATACTATTAGACCCTCATCAAAAACTCCCACAATTATTGAGTTAGATTACTTATCTTCTGTAAAAGAAGTTAAAGTTACCTCACCAGGTAAAAACTATTCTACTGCTCCAGATATCATTATTATTGATGGTTTTACGAATAAGTTAGTAGAAGATTTGGAGTTTAAGTATGATATATCTTCAAGAAAAGTTGATATTATCAAAAATACATATAAATTATCCGAATATTCTCCAAAAATCCTTACTATAAACAACTCAAATGGCATTGGAATCAATACCATTACATTTAATGATGTCAATAAGCATGTAACCGTAGAACTTTCTCCAACATATAGTTTCCTACAAGATTTTCCATTTGAGATTGGTGATAAAGTATTAGTTGAAAATGTAAGTGTTGGTATTGCAACTACTGGTACGGGTTATAACTCAGAAAACTACAACTATACTACATTTACTATTATCGATAGAGATCCTGCCCTTGGTGGTATTGGAGCAACTGTTACATACAGTCTAGAAAATCTTCTTGGAGATGGAGAATCTCCTGGTAAGTTTAATGTTTTCAACTCGGTAGGGAGAATAGTTCCATTAAAATATTTACCAACTTTTGAAATTGAAACTCAAAAGACTAAGTTCTTTAGCAATGAACCAGTTGTAGGAACTTCTGGTGCAAAAGGAAATATTCAGAGTATTGATTATGATAGAGATATTATTAAAGTTTATACACTAGATGATTTTAAAGTTGGAGACGTTCTTAGAGGATTAGTTTCTGGAAGAAGATCTAGAGTATTAAAAGTAACCTCAGATGAGATAGATTTTCCAGTTACTTCTGGATCTGTAGTTAGAAATGGATGGTCAACAAGAAAAGGTTTCTTAAATGATCCAGAGCAGAGAATACATGATAGTGATTACTATCAATATTTCTCTTATTCTGTAAAATCTGAAGTTGATTATGAAACTTGGAATCCATATGTTTCAAATTTAGTCCATACTGTAGGATTTAAAAAGTTTAGTGATATTTTAGTTCCATCAGAACCAAACTCTTTTGTGGGAATAGAAACTATTCAATCATCTGGAGATATTAGTGGTATTGCTGATATTCATCGAGTCATTGATATAGATTGCTACCAAGACTTTGATAGTGTTACAGAAACTACATCTATCATAAATGAGACTAGAAAGTCTAAGGAAGTTATTCTGAGATCTAGACTATTACAAGATTATATTGAGTCCGTTGGTAATAGAGTATTAGAACTAGATGATATTTCTTCGGAGTTTAATCAGGCTGTAAGATCTACAAGATATTCAACTATTGATGTATATGAAAAAGTCGTTGGATTTAGAAAATACTTTGTTATTGTTGAAAATATTGATAATCCATACGAAAGACAAGCAGGTGTAGTTCTACTACTCTCTGATGGTCTAACTGTATTTAATGTTGACTATGCAAAATTATTCCCGCAGACAACTATTGGAGATTTTGATGCGGAGATTTCTGGTAATGAAGTTTTATTGAGATTCTTCCCAATCAGTTATAAAACAACAAACTACTTAGTTTTTGTAACTTCTTTAGAAATCGATGCTTCTACAGTTGGTGTTGGATCAATATCAGAATCAGTTCTTGGAGATGCTGTTCACATGTATTCTGAGCAGATTCCAAGTATTGGTCCTGGTGAATCTGAGGTCTTCAGATTATCGCTGAATGATACTACTAACAAGTTGATTATTCACGTTGGTGCTGACAATGGATATGTACAGACAGAAGAGTTGATTATTACCAATGATGGTACAGATCTATACATAAATGAATATGGATTTTTAAATAGTTCTGGTGGTGGTTCTAATAGTACCCCAGGTATCGCCACTTTCACATATTCTATAGATGGATCTGAAATCATTGTAACTGGCGCATTTGACTCACCAAACTCAAATGATTTCCAAGTGGATGCATCTATTACAGCATTTTCCTCAACAAATACTGGCATAGGAACTGATGCAGTAAATGGTGCGCTACTAGAGACTACATATACTTCTTTCCCCGCATCACCAACACCAACAGCAACTACATTATCATCTTTTGGCGGTAGATATGATGCAACTTATATGATTGCTTCTGTACAAGATCTAACTAATGGTACTCACTTTGCAGAAGAGTTCGTTGTAATGTCAACCTGGAATAAACAGGTCGATTATGTTGCTTCTATCGTTTCTAGTGGAACTGATACTGGTATTGGAACATTTGGTGCAATATCTAATGGAGTTACTTGTAGTATAGTCTTTACTCCAGAACCAAACATTGATGTTGACGTTAGAACTTTTGAGTACAAGATTGGATACTATGATGAAATAACAACTCCAGAAAAAATCATTGATCTTGGAAACATGAGAGTTGATTCTGGATTTGGCGATTATGAAGGAACTGAGCTTTCAATCAGAAAATCATTTGAACTGTATCATAAAGAACAACCATTATTCCAAAAAAATATTAATGCTACTCAAGAAAGTGAACTTGACATTGATAATAATATCATTAGTACACCTGGACATTATTTTGTTACTGGAGAAGAGTTAGATTATTCATATAGATTCTCTGATGTTGGATTAACTGATAATGCCATTTCTATTGCATCTACCACTGTTCCAGGAATAGGTCTTACTGATAAACTACCCACAACGGTATATGCTGTTAAAGTAGATGAGTTAAGTATTCAAGTTGCAGCATCTGCATCAGATGCATTAGCATTTAATCCAAAAATCTTTGAGTTTGCATCTTTGGGGATTACTACAGATCATAGATTTACATCAAAAAAACAAAATACAAGAACTCTGATTAGCTTAGATAATATTGTTCAATCTCCAGTAGTTTCATCTGGAACAACCGCTATATTGGCAATAGATTCAACTCCATTTAATGCTATCCTTGAGTTTGAAGATGTTGATGGATTCCAAGGTGGAGATCTGATTCAGATTGATGATGAAATCATGAGAATCTTTGTTATTGGATTTAATGATAATCCAAACTTTGTTTATTGTATAAGAGGATTTATTGGTACTAAGAGGAATACTCATCCAGTTGGAAGTCTAGTAACAAAAGTAACTGCAAACTATAATATAGTTGGTAATACCATTTATTTCCCAGAACCGCCTTTTGGAAATATTCAATTTGAAAACTCTCTCAACAAACCAGATGAAGTTGATTACTTTGGTATTGATGTGAGATCTAAGTTTAATGGTAGAGTTTTCTTAAGAAGTTCTTCTTCTGGGTCTCAATATGGTCCATATACCAATAACTTTATCTTAGATACAGTATCTGATCAGTTTAATGGGTATGATCATGAGTTTGCTATCAAAAGTCTTAGCAATAATGTGACAGGCATTTCATCCCTAAATGCTGCAGTTCTTGTTAATAATGTTTTCCAAATTCCAGATGGTCCATTTAATAATGGAAACTATTCACTGCTGGAAGTTGGCGGTGAAACTAAAATCAAGTTTACTGGATTTAGTAGCACTAGTTATTATGACATTAACCAATCTGGTTTGCCCAGAGGCAGAATCATCCTTTCAGTTGGTTCTACTGCTGGACTTGGTTATCAACCTTTAGTTTCTGCTGGAGGAACCGCTACAATATCTGGTACAGGATCAATTTCTAATATTTCTATTGGAAACTCTGGTTCTGGATATAGATCTGGAATCCAAACTCATGTCAAGATTGGTGTTGTAACAACATCTTTAGATTCTGATATTGAATATATTGGATTTGCAACTGTTTATAATGGGTCAGTAGTTTCTATTGCTATTACAAATCCAGGAACTGGTTATACCTCATCAAATCCACCAGAAGTTATATTTGATGATCCAGAACCATATTGGAATATTCCTCTTCAATATCAAGCACCTTCTAGCGGACTTGGAACTGAGGCATATGTAGATCTTGTCGTAAGTCAAGACTCTAGTATTTTTAACTTTGAGGTAAGAAACTATGGTTATGGATTTAATGTTCGTGACCTATTAACAGTTCCCGTTGGTGGTGAGACTGGTATTCCAACTACGTCGGATTATGGTTCATTTGAATACTTCACCATTATTGTGGATCGTTTATATGCAGATGATTTCTCTGCATGGCATTTCGGAGAGTTGCAACCTATTGATTCTATTCAAGACCTGATTGACGGAAATAGAAGATTCTTCCCAATCTTTATTAATGGTCAACAAACAACTATTAGATCAAAACCAGGATCTGGTATTGAAGTTAAATCTACACTTCTAGTATTTGTAAATGATGTTCTACAAGTTCCAGATGAAGGTTATATCTTTGAAAATGGAAGCGTTATCGAGTTTCCAGTTCCTTTAGAAATAGGAACAAAGGTAGATATTGTATTTTATAAAGGTTCTGGATCAGTTGACACTAGAAATGTAGATATTGTTGAATCAGTCGAAGAAGGTGACCTATTTACTATTAATAGCGATAATCCATTATATGCACAAAATGAGCGTCAAGTATCTGATATTGTGAATACAAATACAGTTGAAACTATTGCATATCCAGGTCCAGGATTAGATAAAAGCGAATCTATTGTCAGATCTATTGCTCTCTGCCAACAAAAGCATGATATTGCAGTGAATGGTAGTTATGTTGGAAAATCTAGATCAAGTTATGAGCCATACATGTCTCCAGTCGCAAAAGTGATTAATAGTGTCAATACAACTTCAACAGATATTTACGTTGATGGTGTTAAGATTTTCTTTGATGATCTTAGAGAATATTCTACTGATCCAACAAAGAAGCAAACGATAACAGTAGTGTCACAAGAACCCATCGTTTCAGCTGCTGCAACTGCTATTGTTTCTGCTGCTGGAACTATTACTGGTGTCGTTATTAGTAATAGTGGTCTTGGATATACGTTTGCACCATCTGTATCTATACCAAACTCAGATAATCAAACATTTACAAATAAGAATAACTTTTATACTAACCAAACAGTTCTACAAAGTAGTATCACTAATGGATTAGTAGATTCAATAACTGTTGTTTCTTCTGGATCTGGGTATACGACAACAAATCCACCACAAGTCATTATTGAGTCTCCTAGAGCATCATATGAAGTTATGGAAAACGTTAGTTATGAAGGAGATTTTGGTGATGTGATTCAGATTAATAATGGAAATACATATCTAGATTTAGATTTATTTGTTCCATTAGATTCATATCTGAGAAATACTGATGTTGCTTCTGTTGGAGTTGCATCTACTGGATTATCTGCAATACAAGTGGGCGATTATTTCATTCTAGAAAATACAAATGTTGGTGATGGAATAACATCTAAAGATACTTTAGGTGTTGGTAATGTTTCTATTGGTAATAGTTTCTTAGATAATGTTTACCAAGTACAAGCAGTTTCTACAACATCATCTACTGTTCCAGGGGTAGGTGTTACCTTTATAACCAGAGTGAGAGTAAACGTAGATTCTTCTACAAATAATGCTCCTGTAGGAATAACTACCAGAGCAGGAACTTATACGTGGGGTAAAATAAGTAATCTAGGGAGAAGAAGACCAATGAGTTTTGCGGTTAATAGCAATCGCTTATCTGGAATAAATACATCACCTGTTGTTGTCAGGAAAAATCGTTTAGATTATAGATCATACGTGTAAACCTACTAAATAGATAAAAAGTCTACCAATGTCAGCAATTATAACTGATCAACTAAGAATACTTAATGCGGAGAACTTTGTCAATGCCATTGGAGTTTCTTCAAACTATTATTATGCATTCATTGGTCTCCCAAATGCGACTGATTATGACTCTGAGTGGGATATAACACCACCATCTCCCAAAGATTGTTTTGATGAAGAGAATGATTATTGGGACACTATGACATCCTTAAAAAGGATTTCTAAAAATGATGTCAAAAGGGTTATTAGAAAAATTCAATGGGAAAGTGGATTTACTTATGACATGTATAGACATGATATAAGTAGAACAAACTTATCACAACCATCTGAAGCAACTAGTTTATATTATTCAAACTTTTATGTAGTTAATAAAGATTATAAAGTTTATATTTGTATTCATAATGGAACTGACGAAAATAACTTTTCGGGTAAGCCTTCATTAGATGAACCACTGTTTACCGATTTAGAACCAAAACCTGCTGGTAGTAGTAATGATGGTTATTTGTGGAAATATTTGTATACTATTAATCCATCAGATATTATTAAGTTTGATGGCATTGATTATATCCCACTTCCAGATGAGTGGGGTTCAGATGAATCATCTTCAGCAATCAAACTTCATGCTTCTACTAGTGGACAGATAAAAAATGTAGTAATCGCTGATAGTGGCGCAAATATTGGTCCAGCAAATCAAGTCTATAATAGAGTACCTATTAAAGGTGACGGGTCTGGAGCGGAAGCTACAGTTATTGTCGATTCGGAATCTAGGTTAGATTCTGTTATCGTTACCAATGGTGGATCTGGATACACGTATGCAGTATTAGATTTTGCTGGGGGTGGTTTACCAGTAGATACTATTGGTTATGAAGAACCAGATGTTGATGTTATCATTCCACCTCAAGGAGGTCATGGATATAACGTTTATAAAGAGTTGGGTGCAACGAGAGTATTAGTTTACTGTAGAATTGAAAATGATTTGCAAAATCCAGATTTTATTCTTGGAAATCAAGTTGCTAGATTTGGTATTGTAAAAAATCCATTAAAATTTGGATCTAATGATATTCTTGATGATGACAAGGTAAGTGCATTACACGCAATCAAGCTTATTGGAAATATTTCTGACGGTAGATATTTACCAGATAGTATTATTTCGCAAAATATTTCCACAGGTACTACTGCTGTCGGAAGAGTAGTTTCTTACAATGAAAATACTGGAGTTATTAAATATTGGCAAGATAGATCTCTTTATGGATTTAACTTCGACAAGTCTAGAAACTATAATCCATCATATGGATATGGTAAAGTTGACTTTACTTCCAATATTGGTGATGGTGGGAGTTTATTGATTATTGGTGAAGTTTCTTCATTAGAGATTGATACAGATTTTGGAACAGAATCTAATCCTGGTATAACAACTGTAATAAATAATAGGACCTACAGTTTGGGTCAAGAATTTCAGAATGGGGTATCAAATCCAGAAGTTAAAAAATATTCTGGAGACATTATCTACGTCGATAATAGACCATCCATTACAAGATCCCAAAACCAAAAAGAAGATATCAAGGTAATCTTGCAATTTTAAAGAATTATGCCATCAAAAACGAATATAAACGTCTTTCCTTATTTTGATGACTTTGATGAGGACAAAAACTACTATAAAGTTCTTTTTAAACCTGGATATCCCATTCAGGCTAGAGAGTTATCAAATGTGCAATCGATATTGCAAAATCAGATCGAACAGTTTGGAAACCATGTTTTCAAAGAAGGATCCGTTGTAATTCCAGGTAATATTAGTTTTACCAGGATTACTGGCGTTGAAGTTCAAAATACATTTAATGCTATTGATATTGATCAATACATTAATGATGCTAAGTTATATGGATACGTTATTGTTGGCAGAGATAGTGGTCTAAGAGCTAAAGTTGTTAAAGTACTTAGAAAAAGTGATTATCCAGATTTAAATAATACTTTGGTATATTTTCAGTATTTAAATACTGGATCTGATAATCAAACTGAGTTTGAACCAGGAGAATCTCTCTATGCAGAATCTGAGATTCTTCCCGTATTGAGGCGTGGTGTAACTTCTTCCACTGTCGTAAATGTAACAACTCAAAATAATGAAGACATTTATGGTGATCAGGGTGTACAAAGTAGTATTGTAACTGCTTCAAGATCATCAAACAACATTTCTGGACAGTACCAATACGAAAATGTTAGTACTGTTGATGATATTACTCTTAGAAGTGGTCAAGATTTTTTATTAGTAAAAACTCCTATTATTGGATCAGCAGCTATTATTAGCGAAGGTGTATATTTTATAAGAGGAAACTTTGTTAATGTTGCTGAAGAGTTGCTAGTTGTAGATAAGTTTAGTTTCTTAGCAAATGTAAAGATCGGATTAAGTGTTACTGAACAGATTATAACTTCCGATAATGATCCAACTTTATTTGATAACTCTAGAGGATTTTCAAACTATGCTGCTCCTGGAGCAGATAGATTAAAAATCACAGCAAGATTGGCATCTTTAGATTTAGATGATGATCAAACAGATAACTTTATTGAACTTACAAGAGTAGAAGAAGGTAATATTGTATTCTTGAATAGAAATCCTCAATATAATGAGCTTGGTAATGAACTTGCTAGAAGAACTTACGATGAGTCTGGAGATTATTATATTACACCATTTACTATAAGTGTAGATGAATCTCTGAATGACTTAGAAGGTAGCAGAGGTGTATTTAAGGAAGGAGAAAAAACTAGAGAACAAAATACTCCTAGTGAAAGTATGGGAGTATACAAACTATCTCCAGGAAAAGCATATGTTAAAGGATATGAGATTGAAAGGTTATCTAGTACTTTAATCGATTTTGATAAACCTAGAGATACTAAAACATTATCTAACCAGTCTATCCAGTATGCCCCTGGAACAGGTCTAACTCTCAATAGGGTACATGGGACACCAAAGATTGGTATTTCAACTTATCACGTTTCTTTGAGAGATTCTAGACTAGGAGTAAATAATTTAGAAGCGTCTGGCAAAGAGATTGGATTGAGTAGAGTATATGATTTTGCCCTAGAATCTGGTGCATATAATACAAGTAATCTAGATCTTAATGAATGGGATCTAAATGCATATGATTTAGATTTTTATACAGAGATTACATTAAACCAACCAGTAACAGAAACTATTCCATCAAAAATTGATGGTAGATATACTGGAGCATTTTCTTTCTTAAGATTTGGCGCGTCAAATGCAGGTGTCATCACCGCATATAGTAGTTCTGGAAAATATTCTATTGGAGAAAAGATTACTTTTAGTAATGGAGAAACTAGAGTAATCACAAATATTAGATCTTATGGCATTGACGATATTAAGTCAGTTTATGGAAATGTAGGACTATCTACATTTACTGGAGATCTAAAGCAATCTAAAAAAGTTTCCTTAGGAAGTGTTACTATTCAAGGTGAATCTGCTGGTGTATCTACAGTAACATCACCATCAACCATATTTACCAGTATTTGTGAGGATGGAGATTTAGTATCTTATAGTATTGGCGAAAATACTATACCAAACTTTGCAAAAATCCAATCAGTATCCTCTAATAGTATTGTTATTGAACCAGTTCAATCTGTTTCTGGTATTTGTATAGGAACTCTTCCATTATCAACAACTACTGGATTGGATTTTTCTATTTTAACTACGGAAAGGCAAGTCGGTAATAATGCATTGTATACCCCCCTCCCCAAGGAAAATATTGAATCTGTAGACCTTAGCGAGTCTAGAATTTCTATTAGAAGAGAGTATTCTGTTACTATTGCTAGTAACGGTTTTAACATTTCAGCTTCTACATTAGCAGCAAATGAGTCTTTTCAACCATATGATGAAGAAAGATATTCTTTGATAGCTCTTGATGGAACTATTATTCCATTAGAAAGTGGAAACTTTGCATTTTCAAATGGTGGCAGAGAAGTTACATTAACTAATCTTACCACTAACGGTCAAGCAAGATTTATTGCTTCACTTTACAAAACAACAGTCAAGAGTAGGGCAAAAGTTAAAAAGATTGAAGTTGCTACATTCTCAAAATCATCCATTGAGCAATCTGGCGTAAATATATCTGGTGTTGGTGTAACAACTTTAAATGATGGATTGACATATGGAAACTATCCATATGGCACAAGAGTTCAAGATGACAGAATCTGTTTAAATCATCCAGAAATCATTAGATTATATGGTGTTTTTGAATCGAGAACTACAGAAGATCCGATTTTACCAAAGTTAATAATAACAAATGCTCTAACTTCTGAAAAGACCCCAACTACTGCAAATAATATTAAAGTTGGTGAGCGTTTAGTTGGAGGTACTTCAGAATGTGTTTTAGTATGTACTGCTATTATAAATTCTTCAACTATTGAAGTTGTATCAGTAAACCAAAAAACTCCTGCTACTTCAGAAGTAATAAAATGCAAAGAAACTGGAATAACAGCACAAGTAGTAAACTATATTGATACACAAAGTGTTAATATCACTGATAGATATTTACTTGAATCTGGAGAGACTTCTCAAGCATATAGATACTCCTTTTTAAAGAGAGTTTCTAGTTCAGCATCTCCAAGAAAAAGGATTAAAGTCGTTTATGACAGAGTATATATTCCATCTGACGATTCTGGAGATATCGTATGTGTAAACTCATATTCTAGTATTCCTAGAAATAGAATTTCATCAGCACCAGGTCAGATATCAAAAACTGATATTTTAGATTTAAGACCTATTCCAGATCCTTTCCTCGTTTATGAGGGTCAAAGATCTCCATTTGAGTTCTTCGGAAAGAACTACAGTGAAACTAATAACTCATTTAAGGATATTTTAGTTGCAGATGAAGATATTATCTTAAACTATACATTCTATCTCGGTAGAATAGATAGAATATTCTTAGATATTAATGAGCAGATTATTGTCAAGAAAGGTGTTTCATCAGAATATTTAGATCCTCCAGAATCTCCATCAAATGCTCTTGAGATTGCTAGGGTTACTTTGAAACCATATGCAGAAAATGCAAGAAAATCATCAGATATTCAACTTTTAACTCATAAAAGATATAGAATGTCTGATATTTCTAAGTTAGAGAATCGCATTAAAAATCTTGAGTATTATACAACATTAAATTTACTAGAGCAATCAACTTCAGCATTATCTGTTCCAGATGCTAATGGACTGAATAGATTCAAGTCTGGTTTTTTTGTCGATGATTTCTCAAATAGAAATAATCAGTATATTGTTCAGGGTCAGATTAAGAACTCAAATGATAAAGTAAATCGAGAACTACGTCCATCTTGTTATACTACAGAGCTTGATTTAACTTTAGCAAATAATGTTAACTATAACACTAATAATGCTCCATCTGTTCATCCAGTAAAAGGTATTTCAAGAAGTGTATATGATGATATCAAGTTTACTGAAATAGGAAATATTATCGGAAATAACATCCAAATAACTGGTGGTAGCGGATCTCGTAATGAGAATACGGGTAAAGGACTACTAACTTTAGCATATGATGAGCAGATTAGAATTAGACAATCTTTCTCTACAAGAGTAGTAAATGTTACTCCATATCTTGTAACAAACTTTTATGGTCAAATTGACTTAAACCCATCTTCTGATGTTTGGAGCGAAGAAACTATTCTAGAACCACTAATCATTACTGGTATTGAAGGTAGAGTTATTGAAGAAAGTCCTACTTTTACTGCTCAAGAGTTTGCATCTCAAGATGGATTTGATCCTGTAAGTTGGGGATCTTGGACAAACAACTGGACTGGATCTTCTCAAGCAGTTATTGGTAGAGGATCATTTAGTAGATCTTCAACATCACAAACAGGAAACAGAGTAACTGCTACTACAACAACAACTAGTGGTAACATTGTACGAACTACTAATACTGGTACTGCAACTCAGCAAGGCACATCTACTAGGATAACTAATCCTATTGAAGATAAAAATCTAGGAAATAGAGTTGTATCTGCTTCTAGTGCTACTTACTTGAGATCAAGAAATGTTGAATTCATCGCTAAAAAGATGAAACCAAGTACAAGATTATATACTTTCTTTGATGATCAGGATGTTACTTCGCTTTGTACGCCAAAACTATTAGAAATAGAAATGGTCGATGGATCATTTACTATTGGTGAAGATGTTATCTTCTATGACGAAAATAACTTTGTAATAGCAGGATATCGTTGTGCAGCACCAAATCATCAATATGGCAATATTAATGATCCAGATGCTCAAACTTTCTATACTAGAAATCCTTATGATCAGAGCTCGTTGCCAACTGTTTACACAGAGTCCTCAAATATTTTAAATCTAGATACAACTTCTTCTGGCGATTATTCTTCTGGTTATGGTGGAAACGTTTTAATAGGCGCTAGAGCGGAAGGTGTTACGAGTGGAGCAGTTGCTACGATTTCAAATAAGAGATTATTTACAGATCAAGTTGGTGTTGTTATTGGATCATTATTTGTACCAAATCCAAACGATGACACAAATCAAAGATTTACTACTGGTGCTATTTCGTTCAAAGTTTCGAATGATCAAACTAATGATATTATTCTTGGCGTAGAAACTACAGAAGCTACTGGACAGTTCTTCTCTTCTGGATTTATTACACAGACCCAGGAAACTACAATCCAAGTAAGAAATACTCTGATTGAATCTGCCACTATTAGTAGAGAAAGAGAGATTGTTTCTACCTCTACAAGATTTGTACCAACTAATAGAACTACAAGTAGTCGTTCATTCACAGTATCTCCACCTAGACCACCAGAACGCCAGGATCCACTAGCACAGTCATTCTTTATTTCAAATGCTGCTGGTGTATTTGTAACTCATATGGATTTGTTCTTCCAGGCAAAATCTGAAGATCTTCCATGTTATGTTGAACTAAGATCCATGGAACTTGGATTGCCCACAACAGAGGTATATCCATTAAGCAGAGTTGAGTTACTACCAGATCAAATCAATATTTCTGATGATGCTACAGCTGCAACTAGAGTTACTTTCCAAGGACCAGTTTACCTTGAAGGTAATAAAGAGCACTGTGTAGTTCTTCTATCTGATGTTACTGATTATTATGTTTGGATTTCTAGATTGGGAGAAACTACATTCAATATTAATGGTGAAGAGATTGCTATTACAACCCAAAATGAACTAGGATCTCTATTCAAATCTCAGAATGGATCAACTTGGACTCCAAGTCAATATGAAGATCTTAAGTTTACTCTTTTTAATGCAAGATTTGTAGATCAAGGTAGCGTAACTCTTGTTAATAGTGACGTTTCTCAAGCAAATAATCTCTATAAAGATCCACTCAGAACATATTCTAAAACACAGAGAGTTTCTCTTGGTGCGACTATAACTGACACAAACTTAAGGATTGGAAATACAATATACCAAGAAGGTTCTAATGCAAGTGGTGTTTATATTGGAAATGCTGGTATTGTAACTGGAGATCTTTCTTTAGCAAATGCTGGTATTGGATATACTCCTTTTGAGTTTGGAGCACCTGCATTTACTTTTGAAGATGTTCCTTTAGTTTCATTAACAGGTGATGGAAGGAATGCTACTGTTGATATTACAATCGATGGCGGTGTTGCTATTGCTGCAACTATCGTAAATGGTGGTTCTGGATATGTTATTGGCGAAGAACTGACAGTATCTCAACTAGGAATCTCTTCTGTCGGAAGAAACCTTGTATTGTCGGTAACTGATATTTTTGGTGTCAATCAAATCATTATGGATGAAATCCAAGGTGATTTTGATGTTTCACCTACTAAATCTCTATACTTCTATAGTAATGATCCTGTCGTTGGATTTGGAACAACTACTATAAATGCATTAGGTAATGGTGGAGACGATACTGATGTAACAGTTCAATCTATAGAAACTGTTTATGATGGATTGCATATTGAAGTTAATCATAAAAATCACGGAATGCATTCTCTACAAAATAGAGTATTGATTTCTGGTGTAGAATCTGATGTTTCTCCTGCTACATTAGTAGGATCACTTTCAGGAACATCCACTGAGGATATTGAGTTAGATATTGATAATATTTCAGTATTTGAAACTTTTGAAAACATTCCAGTTTCTGCCCAGAATCCTGGTTATGTTTCTATTGGAAATGAAATTATTTCATATACTGGCATTAATGGAAATAGTTTAACAGGTATTGGAAGAGATATTGATACATCATCAATAGCAATTCCTCGTATTGTTAACCATAATCCAAAAGTATATAAGTATGAATATAATGGTATTTCTTTAAGAAGAATCAATAAAGAACACTTCTTACAAGATGCTACAGTAGAAAATCCAATTGATCTGGACAGATATAATATTAAAATAGATACTTCAACTAATGGAGTAGATAGATCTACTGGAGTTGCATATCCAAAACTATTCTTAAATGAAACTAAGAGTGGTGGTGGACCTGGAGTCTACGGTTCTAAGAACATTGCATATGAAATGATTCATCCCATTATAAATGCATTAGTTCTTCCAGATGCAACACTAACTGCTACTGTTAGAACAACATCTGGTACTAGCATTGGCGGAAATGAGGAATCATTCATTGATTCTGGAACCGTTCCATTAACTATTAATGAAGATAACTATTTTGATTCTCCTAGAGTTATTGCTTCTAGAATCAATGAACTTGCTTTTGCAGATCAAATACCTGGAAACAAATCTCTAGAAATCACTTTAAATCTATCGACAGATCAACAAGTTATCAGTCCTATTATTGATCTGGATCGTTTGGGTGCTGCATTTGTATCCAATAGAGTAAATAATCCAATCACAGATTATATTAATGATCCTAGAACATCTAGTAGTATAGAAGATCCAACCGCATTTACATATCAAACAAAACCAGTCCAACTAGAGTTCCCAGCAACTTCTATAAAGGTTCTTGTTGAATCATATATAAATCAATATACTGATGTTAGAGCATTCTTTGCTGTTATGAAGTCTGCAGAGGAAGAACCAATTTATTATCCATTCCCTGGATTTAGAAATAGATTGGCATCTGGTGAAGTTATTGATATTACCAAAAATGATGGAACTCCAGATAAACAATATAGTAGAAATAATGCTCTAGGGTATGAGCAAGGTGACATTAGCTATATTGATTTGGAGTTTAATATTGATAACCTTGAGCCATTTAACTTCTTCTCAGTGAAGTTGTTAGGCACCTCAACAAATCAGGCATTCCCACCAAGATTTAGAGATTTAAGAGTCATTGGATTAGCATAATATGAGCAGATTAAAAGTAAAAGATCAATCCCATTTATATAGAGATAGTAATAGCAATGCTATTATTAATACTGACAAGAGTCAGTATGATCTCTATATAACAAGGAGGGAGAAGCAACAGAGTGAAAATAGTAAAATTGAACACATTGAAAATGATTTAAATATGTTAAAATCGGATATAAATGATATAAAATCATTACTTATGGAGATTAAAAATGGATCCCTCTGAGATAACTTTAGACTCTGTTGCAAAAAACTTTACGTATGAAAAAATTGCTAGAAACATAGATAGTATAAGTGATATTGAGATTTTGCGAAATATTGCTAAGTCAATGCATAAATTATACTTAAAACAGCAAGAAGTCCTTTCTGAACTATAATGGCACAACCATCAACGAGACAAGAACTAATAGACTACTGCTTAAGAAAACTTGGCGCTCCAGTTTTAGAGATAAACGTTGCCGAAGAGCAAATCGAAGATCTCGTTGATGATTCCTTACAGTTCTTCCATGAGCGTCATTTTGATGGCGTCTATCAAACATTCTTAAAGTATAAGATTACTCAAGCGGATATTGATAGAGGAAAAGCAAAATCTGTATCTGATGTTGGAGTAGATGTTACAGATGTTTCTACTAATGTTGCTGGAGTTGGAGTAACATTTTCATACTTTGAAAATGGCAACTACTTAAAAGTTCCAGATTATGTTACTGGCGTAAATAAGATTTTTACATTTGAGGGTTCTAACTCAGTATCTTCTGGAATGTTTAGTATTAAATATCAACTATTTTTGAATGATATTTATTATTGGGGTTCTACTGAGTTACTTACATATGCTATGACAAAAACATATCTTGAAGATATTAATTTCTTATTAACTACACAAAAACAAGTAAGATTTAATAAAAGACAAGATAGACTTTATTTGGATATTGATTGGAACAACGTTAGTGTTGGTCAATATTTTGTTATCGATTGCTACAGATTGTTGAATCCCACTGATTATTCAAGAGTTTGGAACGATTCTTTTATCAAAAAATATTTAACTTCTTTGATTAAAAGGCAATGGGGACAGAACCTAATCAAGTTTAATGGAGTTAAGTTGCCAGGAGGAGTTGAGTTTAATGGAAGACAACTCTACGATGATGGTCAATCTGAGATAGATTTATTAATGCAGCAAATGACATATGACTACGAGTTACCACCTCTAGACATGATAGGATGATACTATGCCATTAAATCCATTTTTTCTACAAGGTTCTAAACTTGAACAAAATCTAGTCCAAGATTTAATAAATGAACAGTTGCGAATGTATGGCATTGATGTATATTATATGCCAAGACAGTTTATAAAGAAAAACTCTATCATAAAGGAAGTTGTAAAATCAGAGTTCAGTAATGCTTATCCACTTGAAGCATATTTGGAAACTTACGATGGATATGGTGGGCAAGGTACTATATTATCAAAGTTTGGTATAGAAGAAGTTGATGACATTACTTTGATTATTTCTAGAGATAGATATGAGACTTATATAAAACCATTAATAGAAAATCTAGATGATGTAGAGTTAGGAGATAGACCAAAAGAAGGAGATTTAATCTATTTTCCTTTAGGGGACAGATTATTTGAAATCAAATATGTTGAGCATGAAAAACCTTTTTATCAACTCAATAAAAACTATGTTTATGAGTTAAGATGTGAACTCTTTAGATATCAGGATGAAGTTATTGATACAACAATTGAAGATATTGACGATAACACTAAAGATATTGGATATATCCAAACTTTACAGATGTTTACTGGTGCTGGTGTAACTGCTACAGCATATATTAGCAATATTGTTAGGGATGGTATTAGAAGATTTATTTTAAATAGTGGTGGAGATGGATATACCAGTCCACCAAAAGTCAGAATATCAATGCCGCAAGATATTCTTGGATTTGGTACTGAGTTTGCGGGTGCTCCTGCTGCTGGTATTGCTAGTATGTTTGGTCCACAAACATTCCAATCAGTAAAATCTATTGAGATTACTAATAGTGGATATGGATATACTGCATCTTCTCCACCGCAGGTTATATTCTTAGAGGGTGGTGGACAAGGAGCATCTGCAACTGTTGAGATTGGTAGAGGAGTTCTGCAAGAGATTAGACTTATTCAAGGTGGTGGTGGATACTTAAATCCTCCTATTGTAACTATTTCTGAACCTGTTGGAACTCCAACTGGGATCACTACAAGTCAAGCAGAAGCAGTTGCAAGAATAAATGGTGCTGGTATAGTCACATCCGTTGCATTTACAAATGCTGGTTTGGGATATACAAGAACTCCCACAGTAACATTCTCCACTCCAGATTTAACGGTTCCTGGAATAGGAACGTTTAGGTATAATGAATCTATAACTGGTCAACAAAGTGGTGCAACTGGTATCGTAAAATCTTGGAATGTTGTTACTGGCATATTAGAACTTTCTAATGTTATTGGTCAGTTTAACAGTG